CAGCAGCAGCAGCAGCATCAGCATCAGCAGCAGCAGCAGCATAAGCAGCATAAGCATCAGCATCAGCAGCAGCAGCATAAGCAGCATAAGCAGCATCAGCATAAGCAGCAGCAGCATCAGCATCAGCAGCATAAGCAGCAGCAGCAGCAGCAGCATAAGCAGCAGCAGCAGCAGCATCAGCAGCATAAGCAGCAGCAGCAGCAGCAGCAGCAGCAGCAGCAGCAGCATCAGCATCAGCAGCAGCAGCAGCATAAGCAGCATAAGCATCAGCATCAGCAGCAGCAGCATAAGCAGCATAAGCAGCATCAGCATAAGCAGCATAAGCAGCATCAGCAGCAGCAGCAGGATTTTTTAGATAATTTTTAGCTGCTTCGATTGCCAATCTTGGCCGTTTATCATCTGGATATTTTTTTTCAAAAATATCTATTACTTGTTCTGCTGCAAATATGGCATATTTTACTCTTTGTATTTTTGAAAACATTCTGGACAATAACCAGTTTGCCCAATTTAATCTATCAGGTAATTCGTTGTCATTTGTGTTTAATAGCGCTTGTATACATAGCTCCACTGTTTCAAAATTAAATTTTGAGTACCATTCCACACCTGAATAACATGCTCTTTTTTCTTTGACAATATTAAGTGATAGATTCATAATTTACCTTTCTTCTGAAAGTTTATTAATCAGTTCGGCGATTGCCGTTTGGTATTCTTTAAAAATATCATCTCTATCCATTTCGTAATCGCGGTGATTTAAAAGTTTGTAATCTAAGCGATCTGATAACTTCTGTCGCTCCCTGATAAACTCCTGCCACCGGCCAAGCGGGATGTATTTCTTCTGCTGAGACATATCTCCCTCAATTAAAAAGGTTGTCGTATTTTAGTTTTGTTTCGGGATTACATTCTGTTATAACTTTATAACTTCCTTCAAGAAAATAATCAAGCTGATCCATTCTAATATTTTCTTCCATGTTTTCGGCAAACCGCTTTAGGTTATCTAGTTTATCATCCATCATGCAAAGCATTGCTATAATTGCCATGCCTAATTCCCATTGGTGCGGCGTAACGCATTTTACGCCAGCATCCCAGGTGCCGTTTTTATCATCCTTCTTTTCGTTCCTATACTTTTCCTCTTCAATTTGATTTAGGACCACGCCGTATAGGTTATTTGGCAGGTTCGGCTGGCGTGTGATATTTCGGATGATCCAGAAGCACCGTTGCCAAGGAATGCCAGAAAACGCTTGTACAAGTGATTCCGATTGCTTTTGAGAAAAATCCTTGTTGCGAACATTTTGGAGTTCGGAAATTAATCCTTGGTAGTCGCCAGTTTTTAAGAACATTTTGGTATTATTCCTTGCGCTTGCATATTTTCAATGGCTTTTTCGAGGTTTGTTTTTCCTTGCGGTTGTTCGCTTTTTGGTAGCCATACTTGATTACTTTTTAAATTCAATCCTTTCACAACTGTTGCTGGCCAATCAATAACGTAATCCGGTTTTCCTTTTGCTGCGTCCTTTTTATTTTTCCATCCCGCTTTTGTTGCCCAAAAGTCTAACCTCATTTTTTCAAGAGATAGAATTAAATCAAGTCCCCTATGGAATGTTTTTCTTTCTTCCAACCAAACCGTATTTTTTTTAAGCTCGTCAAAAGACTTATTACATCCATCTATATATAATTGGTAGTCGGTTCTCCAAGAAGAATTAAGAGAATTAGATTGAATAGAATTACATAGAATAGAACTGTCAGGCGTGTTAGGCAATACATTTTTTTGACACTCATTGACATTTTTGTCATTTTCTTGTATAACTTCAATCCAGTCAAGTGTTTGTGAAAGATAATTAATTGCAGTGGTTAAAAACTTGGTATCAATTAATGTTAGTAGGGATAAATCGGATAAATCGTATTTTGTGAGGTCGCCACGCGGATTACACAAGGAACCTTGTTGAACCAAGGCTATCCAACACGCGAAAATTTCAAGTCCATTTTTCTCTGACATGATTTTTCGGTATCCCTTACCCTGCTTGTTTGGGATAGGAACCCATTTAATATTTTTCCATTGCTTTGAGCGGTCTTGCTCGAAATGTAAATTCCAATCTCTTATGCGTATTCTCATACAACCGTAATCTATCCGAATCAATTAAAACCGCCCCCGGAGCACTGGTCTGGACAATGCCCCGAGGAGATAGTTTTTGGGCTACCTGGCTGCGGCGTTATAGGCTGAAATAAAAAGCGTGGTATCCAGACATAGAAACAATATACTTCCAAATCCACAAAATTGCAAAACTATTTTATATTATTTTTAGTACGCGGTTGGTTAGTATAATTATTATTATTTTATTCTTGCTTTTTTAACTGGTCAATGATAAATTATAGTCAGATAGTTTTAACCTTAATGAGCTTCTTGCTTGAAAAGGTGACAAGATGGCTGGTGAAGAAGGTAGAAAAAAGCCAATTGATTTTTCACCAGAACTATTTGATAATGTTTGTGCTGAAATTGCTAAAGGCTTATCGCTCCGCACTATTTGTTCTTCCCCTGAAATGCCAGAACGGTCAACAATTTACTTGTGGTTAAGAACCAAGCCGGAACTAGTCAACCAGTACGCGCGCGCTAAAGAAGATTCTGCTGACGCACTGATTGAGGATATGCAGGATATCGCCGATGACGCAACAAATGACTTTATGACTGTGAAAAAGGGAGATGCTGAATATGAGATAGAAAATAAAGAATGGTCTAACCGATCAAAACTTCGTGTTGAAACCCGCAAATGGATTGCATCAAAATTAAAGCCCAAAAAATACGGTGAAAAGTTTGATGTTACCAGTGACTATAAAAAAATAGAATCGCTTTCTGTTGATGAATTAGCTCAACGGATAGCCGCTATTTCCGCAAAAGTAACAGAGCAAAAAGATGAATGAACTTACCAGCCCCGCTTTCAAAAGATCAGCTTTTAAAGCTATCCCAAGAGGATCGGACAATATATGCGCTATGTTGGGAGATGGTGTCAAAAAAAACAAATCCGCAATCAAAAGAATACCAGAATAAATATTACTTTGATCCATATCGATGGGTAGTTGATTTTGTCGATATGGAACTTGCAAAATATCACGGAGATGTTCTTAGAATGGTCAAATTGGGTCATTCGAAAATAGCAGTTGTTGGGCCGCACGGACTAGGCAAATCTGTTCTTGCGGCCATTATTATTTTGTGGGCGGGATCGGTATCGACTGATTGTAAAATTCCAACAACTGCAAGCGCATGGCGACAACTTGAAGAATACCTTTGGCCCGAAGTACATAAGTGGTATTCAAAGGTTGATTGGGATGCCGTCGAAAAAGCTGGTGGAGGGAAAAAACCAAGATTATTGACACTTGAATGCCAATTTAGCGATCAATCAAAAGCTTTTGCGGTTGCTTCAGATAACCCAGAAACTATTGAAGGAGCACATGCAAAGCGCATTGTGTATCTGTTTGACGAATCAAAGGCCATACCTGCCGGGACATGGGAAAGTGCGGAAGGTGCATTTTCAACACCTGGCGACCACCTGCAATTTGCATTTTCAACACCTGGCGATGCTTCAGGTGTTTTTTATTCTATTTGTTCGCGGCAAAAGGGATATGAAAAATGGAAGGTCCGGCACGTTACTTTAAGAGAAGCAATACGAGCAAAGAGAATAACGCTTGAATGGGCAAGAGAAAAAAGGGCTGCGTGGGGAAAAGACAACCCCGTCTATCAGAACCGCGTATGGGGTATATTTGCCAAAGATGCTGACGATGCGGTAATACCTCTATCATGGATAAATATGGCAGTTGCGCGATGGCACGCGTGGATATCCGGGGGACGCGGTCCCGAAGGGAAATTCATTATCGGAGCCGACACTGCCGGTCGCGGCGTCGACAAAACATCCATCATGCATCGCATCGGGAACACGATTACAAAAATAGTACGCTATAAAAAATCGCAGCCAATGGAGCTTGCGGGAAAACTAAAAAACGACATGGGCCCGAAGGCGCTTTTAAATATCGACGTGAGTTATGGCGAGGGTGCGGGAACCGCATACCGCCTTTCAGAATTCGAAGGGTTCCAGCATCGTATCAATTTTGTAAATTTCTCCACAAGGACTGACAAGACTGACCGGACTGGCAGCGTCACCTTTGCGAACGTCCGCGCTTTGATGTGGTGGAATATGCGCGAAATGCTGGACCCGGAAAATAAGGAAGATATTGCGCTCCCTGACGACGAACTTCTGATCGGCGACCTGGTCGCTGTACGTCGAATGCCAATGCGCAGCGACGGCAAACTCTTGATCGAATCCAAAGAAGATATCAAAGCGCGAATAGGCCGGTCAACCGACGATGGGGACGCGTGCTGTTTGGCATTCTATCTCGACCATTATGAGGGAACGCGCGATACTTACGACATGTCCGCTCTTTCTAAACTTTGACAATATAGGAGTCGCTATGTCTGATTCTAAAATTACGAAATCTCGAACGACGATGGATGGCTGGGGAAACCTGATGACCGGCATGGGTGACCCCGCGAGCGACAGAAAAGAGTCAGGGTATTTTTCCGGAGAGATTCGTCTTGGGGAAATGACGTGTCGAAACCTGTATACGTATTCTGGCCTGGCCCGCACAATCGTTGATATGCTCGTGGATGATGGCCTGAAGAAGTGGTTCACCATCGAAGGCGATACCGACAACATCATGGCGAAGGAGTCAAAACGGCTTTTGATGAAGCGCCAGGTTTCGCGTGCGTGGAAATATTCAAGAGCTTACGGTGGCGCACTTCTGGTAATGATGGCAAACGATGGCCGAAAACTGGATGAGCCGCTCGACGAAAACAACATCCGGGATATAGAAAAACTGCGCGTGTTCCATCGTTGGAGAATTTCACGCCTCACCTACTACCTTGATCAGAACGATCCGAAATACTCCGAAACCGAAACATTCCTGATCACACCGACGCAGCCATTTCAACGGTCATTTCCAGTGCATGAAACGCGGTGCATTGTGTTCGATGGAATCGACGTTGCTCCTGAGATTCGCCAGGGAAATCAATGGTGGGGTGATTCGGTATATCAGTCAATTTATCAGCGACTCCGGGGGCTTGGTGAAGGTTTCTTGAATATTGAGCACATCATTGGTGAATTTCTGCTCATGATAACGAAGATAAAAGGACTTGCCCAAAAGCTCGCTACTGGCCAGGAAAAGGAAGTCTCGGCGCGGATCATGTTAACAAATATGACGCGCAATCTAATGGGATCGTACCTGCTCGACGCCGATGGTGAGGACGCTACTCGTATTAGCGCGAGCGTAGCCGGTCTGGACAAGCTTATGGAGATTTTGATGATGGGGCTCAGTGCTGATGTACGGTATCCAATCCGTAAATTATTCGGAACCCCAATTCAAGCTGCAGGACTGGGAAAGGACGGCGACGAAGAAACTGCTGACTACGATAACCGCGTCGCCGGGACACGACAAGACGAATGCGAGCCACAACTGGAGCGTCTCTGCAAGCTGCTCATGCTGCAAAAAGCAGGTCCGTTCCACGGATCTGAATTGCCTAACTGGTCGATCAAGTGGCCAGCAATTCGTGAGGATTCGCAGAGCACACAATTGGCGAACAAGAAGATTCAGTCTGAAATTGACAATACATATTATGGGATCGGTCTCGAACCAGCCGACATTCTTAATTCGCGGTTCGGAGGGGACTCTTATTCGCACGATACGAAGATGAGTGGCAAAATGAAACCAGAGGGAAAAGCAAGTCAGGAGCAGGACGAAGGAGCGAAAAACAGGGCGGATTAACCGCATCTAATAACCATTAACAAACCGGAGGAACGTATGAGTGATGTCGATGTAAAAGAATTTGCGGGGCCAGGCGGAAAAGTTCTTAACGAACTATTGGCACGCTTCAATACTCTCGAAATGCGTGTCAAGAAGATCGAGGAGCTGCCGGATACAAAGGCAATTCTCGACGCCTGCAAGGAAATCCACGAAGCGCATGTGCAGTTCGCCACCTCTACGCGCTCACTACAGGAGCGGATGATTGACGCTGCGGAGATCAAGACAAAAATCGAAGTCATCCGCAATCGTTGCAATAATGTGATGCAGATCGCCCCCGCAATTGAAAACTTCATGGCGCTCATGCATTCATTCGCGGCGAAGCTTGGTGGAGCCCTCGTCAATGCCGAGGGTGTATATGTTTTCCAGCTGAATAAAGGACCGAGGGTGAGTAAGAAGGCAAAGAAACATCCCTGATGAACACTTTCCTCGAACACCATTTTCGCAATACTAGGCCTCCACGTCGATTTCCTCGGGGGCCAGTTCATCGTCTACCCGCTCGCGTGTGGCAGGATTACCTTGACGCGCTCAAAACCAAAATAATTGCGCCATGGCGCGAAACGTTGGAGCGTCTCGTCATCGCAAAACTGCCATACATTGAGCGGATGGTAGAACTCGAACGCCCAGGCGGATTGCGCACAGACGCCTGGTCCGACGAACTGAGCCGCCTTCTCGATTCGCTTTCTGTGGAATACAAACAGATTTCTCAGCAGTCGGCGGATATCGCGCAGGGCGTTTTCACCGCAGTTAACGGCGTATCGCATGAACAATGGTACCGGATTGCAAAGCGCGTGCTCGGCGTTGATCTTTTTTCGTTTGAGCCGTGGATAGCCAGCGAATCAAAAGCGTTTATTCATGAGAACGTTGACCTCATCGTAAAGACGGAGTCGAATGTGCTGAGCGACATTTCCCGTGTGACCATGGGCGGCTTTCGTGAGGGTAAACGCTGGGAAGATTTGAAAGAAAAAATATTGGGTACTGATCTGACTCCAGGGGTATTCGACAGCGTGGAAACCAGGGCTGAACTCATTGCGCGCGACCAGACCATGAAGCTCTATGGTGACCTGGCAGAGAAACGACAGACCAGCGCCGGTCTTTCGCTTTATATCTGGCGCACGATGGAAGATGAGCGTGTTGTCGGCACACCTGGCGGAAAATGGCCGATCGGAAGCGACAAGCATCGTAATCACTGGAAGATGAACGGCCTGGTCTGCAGGTGGGATGATGCGACCGTCTATGCGGACAGTGTCAGCGACGCTCTTGCCGGTAAATGGAAGAAACGAACATCCGAAATGCCCGCGCTGCACCCGGGTAAAGAAATACAATGCCGGTGCTATGCAGAGCCGGTGTTCGACACGCTTTTTACGGGGCCAAAATGATACCAGCAATTCATCACCTTATATGGACAACGCCCGACGACTTTTCCGCCAAATATCACGAGTGGCGTCTTTCGTGGATGCGTAACAATCCCGGGTGGGACTTCTGCGTGTGGCGCTTGTCGGAACTTCCCTATCATCGATTTCCGCAGATGTGCACCGATGTTCTTTTAAACGATAAGGTACATTGGGTGATGAAGACCGATGTCATACGCTGGCTGGTCTTGTGGCTGTATGGCGGCGTGTATTCTGACACCGATGTCGAGTGTGTAAAATCAATGGACCGTTTTCTTCATGATGAGTGCTTTACCGGCAGATCCTACGTCCCGACGAATATAGGAAACGCCGTGGTCGGGTCCGCGCAGGACCATCCCCTCATGCTTAAAATAGCGATAGCAACGGCCGCGTCGATCGCAGCAGACGTGAAAAAGGCAAATGAAAGCATCGCTGAACACACCGTGATTCTGGCCGGTAAAATGCTGGAGAAGTGTCCGTCCATTTATCCGGCAGAATACTTCTATCCGTTTTCATGGGGGCAGCGCAAGGAAGGCAAAAACAAACCGACAAACGAGTATCCGCAAGCGTATTGCGTTCATCACTGGACCGGCCTTGACGCGGATGGCTGGATCGCAGATTCGAAGAAAGTAAAATCATGAATCAACCTCAAATTATTCCAAAAATTATTCATCGCGTGTGGTTTGGAACGAAACCTGTCCCGGAGAACACCATCCGTTTTATCGATATTCAGAAAAGCCTTTGCCGCGACTATGAGAATGTTTTGTGGCGCGAGGACGACGTTAAATCGCTCTATCCGTTCATGTGCTCGGGCTCCGTTAAAATGTTCGAAGACACTAGAATTAATCCTGTGATTAAGTCTGACATTATGCGATATGAGCTGTTGTCTTTATTTGGGGGCATCTATATCGATACGGACATTGAGGTGCTGAGGAATTTTGACGAGCTGCTTGCAGCATCATTCTTCTGCGCTGATGAAGGTATGGGAAATGTCGGCACAGCCTTGCTCGGGTCAGTCCCCTTCCATCCGCTTAACCGCGCCATGTTAGATGCAATTTATAAAAACTACTGCGATCACGGTGTTCCGACATCTCCAAATCAACAAATGAACTTCTGTGGACCATGGCTATTTACGAAGACCGTAAAGGCTTTTGGTTCTGTTGAGATCCTGCAGCGTCAAATTCTTTATCCATTTCATTCTCCAAAGCTCCCCGCGACCGTTCATTATTTCAATGGCGGAGGAGCTGCGGGATGGACCAAGTGCATAGGAAAGGGTGTACATGATACCGAAAATCATTCACCAGGTGTGGCCGGGCAGAGACCCAATACCGGAACGCCTCGTGTCTTTTATGGCCGCAACGTCAAAGTACAGCCGCGACCACAGCTTTGAGTATTGGTTCTGGACATTGACAGAATCGGGAGAGATTGCTCTTAAGGTCGGCACGCAATACCATATCGTCGATCTTAAGCAGGCGGGTGCTGATCCTCGCATGTTCGATATGCTCACCGATTCAAAGCTTCACGCAGTGATGAAGGGCGATATTTTACGGTTTGTTATCGACTACCTGTTTGGTGGATTTTATGCCGATGCTGATGTGGTCGTGTTGAATTTGCAAGAGTCGTTCCTCGAAATGGATTATGTGTGTGGATATGAAAGAGAGCGCGGCAGGGCTGGACGGCCAGGAATAGGACTTGAGCATAGACCTGTTTGTACAGGGTTCTTTGGTGCTCCGCCACGCTCGCCAGTCAACGAAGCAATGGTCAATAACATTCTTCTTGGGTATGAAGCGATGCGTGCATCGAACAAGTATCCTGCCGACATGTGGGACGTGATAGCGTTGACAGTTGATCCGCTTGTAAAAATATGCGAACGCTTCAACGTAAAACCGTTTAACAAAGAATATTTCTTTCCCTATCCAATCCCCCAGATAACGCCGCCATTTTCTATTCACTACTATGCGGGTACCGAGCCTGGCGGATGGACATTTGACCACTGCAAAAATGAGGATTGCCCGCGGTGTCCTGAATTAAAAACCTGTAAAATCAGCCGAGTTGGGAGGAGATAAATGTACATCGACAGAAAAAAATATTATCGAATTTCACCACAACTTTATGGTGGATTAATAAACCTTCTTCTCACGCTCCCTCTATCCATGAAGAAGATGACGGCGGTAGAGATCGGGTCGTACATAGGGGAATCAGCAAACATTCTTTCCCTGTTTTTCAGCGATGTGATTTGCATTGATCCTATGCTAGACCCGAGCGTGCAGCAGATTTTTGAGTCAAACACCAGGGGTCGGAACATTGGGCTTATCCCGAAAACGTCCAGGGATGCACACGTTGATCTTTATTCTGGGTCATACGGCCTTGTCTACATTGACGGAATTCACACGCACCCTGAGGTCAAAGCCGACATCTCAAATTATTATCCGAAAGTGGCGCCCGAGTGCTATATCGGTGGACACGACTATGGACCTGGACCAGAGAACGCGGGCGTGGTACAGGCGGTAAACGAAGCGTTCGGAGAACCGGACTTCACATTTTCTGATGAATCATGGCTTGTAAAAAAGACACCGGGACGAATGAAATGAAGACAATCGACGCCACCGACACCATAGAACGCATGCTCAAGAAAGTGGTCGATGAAAACCGGCACACTGGATGCATCGACGTCCATATTGAGTGCAATCAGGGAGGCGTTCGGGCGATGAAAGTGGCGGTGAGTTCCAAGATTGCTGCCGGAGAAATAAGGACATCTATCTTCGAATTTGGAGGCAGCAAACCCGATGTGGTTGAGCCGGTAGAACCAGGCTTTTAAAAAAACCTTGCACCTAAATACATTTTGTGGTATATTAAGGTCTGAAGCAGTACTTTATCTTGTGATGTAGGTTTCCGGATTCTTTTTCGCCACCCGAGAAAGGGTGACCCGAATAAGCCCGGTTCCAGCCAAAAGCTGGGATCGGGCTTTTTTATTGTCCACACTTCTCGAAAGTCAAGCAAATGCCGAAAACGATAGCAGACGTCCAGCGGATCGACAAAGCCAGGATCGTCGGGGCCATTAAAAAGACCGATGACGGCTATCTGCAAGGCACCGCGGTTGTGGCACGCTCGGGGATTTTGGAATACTTCGAAGGTGGCAAAACAGTCCGCGAGCTCGTGCGTCCTGAAACCCTTGCAAAAGCAGATTCACTTGATACGCTAAAAATGAAGCCCGTCACCAATGATCATCCCTCCGTCCGCCTTCTCACTCCACAGAACGTCAAAAACTTCCAAGTGGGAACAACAGGTGATAACGTCAAGGTGGATGATGGGCTTCTCTATTCCTCAGTCACCATTAACGATAGCGCAGCGATTCAGGCTGTTGAACGTGGCAAACGGGAACTGTCCTGCGGGTACACGTGCGACCTGCTTGAGCAGCCGGGTACCTGGACGACTGGCGAGAAGTATGACCGTGAACAAATTAACCGCAAGTATAACCATGTTGCGATATGTGACCTCGGGCGAGCCGGTTCCGTTGCGTCGCTTCACCTTGATGCGGCGGATGTTTACGAATGCGGGGAAGTAAAATTCAAAGACGATTCTTTAAAAACAGATATTAAACCTCTTCAAAGGAGCAGACCAATGCCCGTTCCCATAACCATCAACGGTATCACGTATAACGATCAGGCGCCGGAAGTGGCGAAGCATATCGAGACGCTGGTATCGGATCTCGCCAAGGCAAAGACGGATAGCGCCAATGCCATTGCCGCGATCCAGACCAAGCTCGATGCAGCGACCGCCGCCACAACCGCCGTCCAGACCAAGCTCGATGCCGCAAATGTGGAAATCGCTGCTCTTCCTGCGAAGATCATCGCGGCAGGGAAAACCCGCGCCGATCTCGTTGCACAGGCAAAACCGCACCTCGACAAAGCGGATACCGACAAGATCGACACGCTGAGCGACGCGCAGATCAAGCTTGCCGTGGCAAACAAGGCGTTCCCCGCGGCAAAGGACAAAATCGCCACGGTGAAAACGGACAACGCGGACGCGGTCGGCGTGTGGTACGAGGCGGCATTGACCGCGCTGAAGAACGACAAGACGGATGCAGCAGCTGCAGCGAACCGCGTTGCTGCAAACGGTGCCGCGCATAACGACGGATCAGACAAAGGCGCGGAAGGTGACAAGAAACCGAAGACCAAAGAAGACGCGGAATCGGAAGTGTGCAACCGTTTCAAGAAAACATCGAACCGCGACGCGCTCATGAAGTAAGGACCTGAACCGAAAAACAAGTAAACAAAACTCATAACCATTTCCAAAGGGGAAAGACAATGAATATACCGCAGACCGCTTACAACCTGTACTTCACCAAGGCCATTCTTGGCATGCAGGCAATCGCCACGGAAACGTGCGACAAATTCAGCAGAATCGCAAGCGGCATCGTGTACTACGGCCGCGCGCTCATTCAATCCCGCCTGTATGACGGCGTGTGCCGTCTGCCGCGGGCAAATAAATTCGTGGTGACCGTCTCAGGCGAAATGGCTGCGGGGAACATCGTTACCGCAATCACCCATGGCAAAGCGAAGAATGGCGAGGTGGACGCTTCGACTGCCATTACAACCATCACCACCGAATTCACCAGCACGCTTGCAGAGACTCTCGCCCAGCACGCAGCTGATATCGCCGCCGCGATGTCAGACTGCTATTCCTGTATAGCGGCAGGAGCGACAACGCTCACCTTTATCGGTGACTGCGATGACATCACAGCCGTCGCAACGTCCTTCACCAGTCCCGGCGAGTATGATACCGCGGCCGCCACAACCGCAATTTCGACGCAGGATGCAGTGAGCGATATCTGCGGCGTTTCGTATCTCGACCACGCCAGGCAGCAGCAAATTTCCGGCGCCACCTATTACATGGACACAGAGCCCGTCAACATCATGCGGAAGGGCACAATCTGGGTTTACGGCGAAGAAGCGGTTGTTCCCGCATCGACGGTGTATGCGCGCCTGCTCGTCAACACCGCAAATTATGCGGGCTATTTCGGCAAGAGCGCCGATTCGTCCAAATGCGTCGCGCTGGTCGGATCGAAGTACCAGCAGTCAATCGTGACTGCCGATCTGGTTCCGTTGATAGTGAACCTCCCTCAGTAACGGCAAAGCCTGGGAGTTGAAAAAGTCATAAGTAAACAACCTTTCAAAAGGAGAAACAGTATGCCGAAAGTAATCAGGTTTGACGGAAAAGAGGGGACGGATTTCCTGGGCCACCTCGCAACGCGCCTTGATGACGTTGCAGTCTCCAGGGGATATCGGTTCGACACCGCCGGTCAGAGTCTCTCCGTGTGGTTTCAGCGTCAGCTGGAATACATCGAGAGCGACCTGAATTTTGTCGAGTATGGCGAGCTTTCCTCGTGGAAGCACATACCCATCGAATCAAAAGGCGGCGACAACAAGTGGTACACCTGGCGCTTGTTCGACAAGGTCGGAAAATGGAAGATCGGTGGGACCGACAGTGACGATATTCCCGAAGTCAACATCATGGGCGCCGAGCTGCCCGTACCGATCCGGCCGCTCACCGGCGGATTCAAGTACAACGTGCAGGAGCTCCTTGACGGCAAACAGGCTGCACAGAACAATCCGAACGCTCCCTCGATCATGGTCGAGCAGCAGAAGGCCACGGCTTGCATGGAAGCGTATCAGCAGATCGTCGACCAGATTTGCTGGTTTGCCGACCCGTCCTCGCCGGTTTACGCTGGCCTTACCGGGATTTTCTACAACACATACATCCCGACAGTGTCGGCAGCGACCGGTACGTCATCGAGCAAGGTGACGTGGTTCAACGCTCTCGGCGTGCCGCAGAAAACCCCCGACGAAGTGCTGGTCGACCTCAACGCTCCGCTCACCGCAATCCGGGTGAACACGTTGAATCGCTATTCGGCTGACGCAGTGCTCATGCCGATCCAGCATTTCAACTATCTGGCCAACACCCGTATCCAGGACGTGACCGGAAAAACGATTCTCAAGTTCTGGCTTGAGACGCATCCGGAAATCACGACGCTGGATATCTGCGTACCGTGCCTTAATGTGCCCGCGGGTGGAAGCCTGGCAGTGGCAACCGACGTCATACTGTACTTCAAGAAGAGTGCCGACGTCGTGAAACTGGTTCTTCCTCGCCAGTTCACTATGCAGCCCATCCAGGAAGTCGGGTTCAACTACAAGATCCCGTGCTGGGCGACGACTGCCGGTGTCATCACCAAGCGGCCGAAGGCCATGGCGATGCTCATAGGAACGTCGACCAACGCAGTAGGATCGTAGACAAGCAGACAACATCACGGCGGGGCGGCATCTGCTTCCCCGCCATCTATCCAATCACTGTTTTACCGGAGGGTAAAATGATTCTTAATCGTAAAAGGCCGAATGACCACACGACGGCCGGGGTGACATTTCACCCGGGATCTCAATTCATCGCAGATGACTACTACCGGAAACATCTGAAGGGAAACAAGGATTTCCAGTCCCAGCTCGACGCGGGATTTATGGAAATAATGGTCCCGGCCGAAGAAAGTTTAACTGCGGAAAAAGAAGCTGCGGCTCTTTTATCAAAGGCGGAAAAAGCTCTGTCCGACAATGCAAAGGTTATTGCAGACGCAAAAACGCCTGATCAGACAAAGAAAGCCGCGCAGGATAAGGTCGCTGCGCTCCAGACGGATGTTGACAAGGCAAGAGAAAGCGCCAAGGATGCAGCAAACGGAAAACAGAAAACCTCTCTCGCCGAAACCATCGTGACGCTTCCGGAAATAAAAGCCATCACCATTATCAAGACGATCATCGATGGCGTGGAGCTCAAAGAAATATCGAAACTGGATAAGCGCCGCGAAGTTGTGGCGGCTGCCGAAGCACAAATTACCCTTCGGCAAGGCACCATGGACGGTATGGCCCCTGTTATTCCGAAGGCAACCGGCAACATTCCCATAGGGGATTTTGAATAAATGTCAGTTTCAACCCTCATCTCTGCGATTGCCCCCGCGTATGCGTCCGACTCCCGCATTGCCATTTTTACAACGCTGGCAACGCAGCAAACCAGCCGGACGCATTTCGGACTGAATTACGAATATGCGGTGGCTCTCAGAGTTTGTCACATGATTTTTCGCGCACCGGCAAACGGCCCCGGAACACCAGGGGCCGTTACCAGCGCGGTCGAAGGTTCGGTTTCTCAGGCATATCAGATTTCTCCGGACCTTATGAAACGTTACGGCGATCTGTGCTGCTCCCCTTACGGCTGCATGCTGGCGAGCTTGATTGATGGGCATATTGTGGGACAGTTCGCAGTTGGAGGAGGGGCCGGATCACTGGCGACACAGCAAGGAAACAACATCTGATGCTTCGCCCAACCGTGGCAATAGAGGAAAAATCAAACGCGTTCGACGCGATGCGCGCAGACCTGAAACTGTTATCTGACGCATTCGTAAAAGTCGGTTTTCCTGAAGGCGCGAAGCCGGGAAAACCTAAAAATATTCTGGTTGATGCGAAGCCGTATGAGGACATGAGCGAAGTGGCGAGAATTGCAACGTGGAACGAATTCGGTGTCGCAAAAACACAGATTGAAACGATGCGCGGAATCATGACGGGCCGGTCTGCATCGAACTGGAAACTGCCGCCGCGAAATTTTTTCCGTTCCGCGGTCGACGGCAGCAATGAGCAGTTGAAAAATGTTAAAGAGCGGCTGTATCAGCAGTTCCTGCTCGGCCGCCTGACCGCGGTTCAGGTCCTCGACAGCCTTGGTTTGTGGATGCAGGCAAAAATACGGAATTCAATTATCCACGGCAACTGGACGCCGAACGCACCGAGCACGATAAAGCAAAAAGGATCTTCGAAGCCGCTGATCGATTCGTCGCAGATGCTTAACTCTGTGACCTGGGTAAACAGTTTGTCGAAGGCGAAATAATGCTTTTTTTCAACAGGAAAACTCTTTCGTGTAAACGCTTCGCAGAGGGAGCGCTTGATCATGGGGTGTATACGAAAGGAGCTGAAACGGCGTTCACGATCAAGGGCAGCGTGCAGGCGATCACTCCGGCTGAGCTTGCGCTGCTCGATGAAGGAAAAAGAACGAAGCAAAACAGCGTGATCATAACAGAGGACGTTCTTGCCCTGGCCACACAATCGACAAAGGCTGACTGGGTGGAGATCGAAGGCGAACAGTACGAAGTGTCAGCAAAATCAAATTGGGACAATGGCGTTTTACCGAATAACCGTTATGTCGTGACGAAAATAGAAAACGCGCAGGATTATTAATGTCCTCTCCTGTTATAACCGTTCAACCTGCAAGCACCCGAGTGAAAATCGGCGAGGCGCTTGCGCTGTCACTTACGGCGACAGGAACGGGAACGCTTACCTATCAATGGCAGAAGGACGGTGTTGACCTCACCGGGCAGACAGCGCACTCCCTGACCATTCTCAACTTTGATTACGCGAACGAAGGTGTTTATTCATGCATTGTTACCAATGGCGACGGAAGCACGACCAGCGACGACGCCACGGTCAAATCAATGCCTGGCCAGCTGGATGAAACGTATCTGCAGCGCAAGCTGTACGACTGGATAAGCACGATGCTCACGCTGACGAGCAATCCGGATACACGCGCAGCTGGTTCAGTGGCGATGATATGGCACATGCAAGACCTTCCCCGCTTCGCCACCCCGATCCTTATGGGACGGATTTCGGCTATTGAAAAGATCGGCCGGGATGCCGTTTTTCATCCTGATAACAACGGCAGCAAACGCCAGGCTGGTATCCGTGAATTCATGCTGTACCTACAGTATTTCGGGGCAGGCGCGATAACCGCTTTACAGAAAATCGCCGACGCTGTTGAAGACCTGGCTGCTATTGCCACGCTGCAGGAGGACGGCATTTCTCCCGTATGGGCGACACCGGTCCTGGATGCGCACCAGTTTGTCGGGACCGAACCGGAAGACAGGGCCATTCTCGATATCAGGTTCAGAACGACGAGCGAGTGGAATACCGTTATTGACGTTATCGAATCGGCAGAAGCTACCGGCGAAATAAATGAAACTGACGAAGTAATCATAAACTCATAACCATGGAGGTTGCTCATGGCCGGACAATATGACAAGATGATAAAAATTTCCATCACGGAAGCAGCATCTGGCATTTCCGTTGTGGGATTCGGAACGGTGCTGATCCTGACCCCCGATGCAACATTCGGCGCCAGGACAAAGTCGTATTCCGCGGCAGACGCCGCGCTTGCCGCTGATCTGACAGGAGGATCGAACTCCAACGCGTACATAGCAGCCCAAGCAGTTTTCATGCAGAGCCCGGCGCCGACCACCCTCAAGATCGGTCGTGTCGCAGCATACGAAGACCTGGACGACGCCATCGACGCGATCAGGATCGAGGACGACGACTGGTATATTGTCATCGCCACGGACAGGGACCCGAACGACATCGAGCCTCTCGCCGCAAAAATCGAGAGCCTGACCAAACTGCTCATTTACGCATCAAACGATGCGGATATCCTGGACCCGAACAGCACGACGGACATTGCCTATATCCTCAACGATCTGGGCTACAACAGGACGGCGGGGATTTATAAAGCGGACTCAACCACGGAAAGAGCGGATGCCGCCCTTGCCGGGTATCTGGGCGGCCAGGACAAGCCCGGATCGTACACAACGTGCTACAAGAAGCTCATCGGCCAGGCCACGGATACGCTCACCAGCGCCGAGGAAGACGCTGTTCTGGGCGATCCGCAGTCCGACGACCAGGGCAAGTGCTGCAATACCTATCAGTCCGTGGGCGGCGCCGGCAGGTTGCGCTACGGTGTTGTGGCAAGCGGGAAATTCATCGACTACGTCATTTTCAAAGACTGGCTCAAAGCCCGCCTCCAGGAAGCCATTTTCGCGCTGTTCACCAGCGCTCCCAAGGTTCCGGGCGATATCAACGGCGCAGCAATGATCCAGAACGCCATGGAGCCCGTTTTCAAGCTCGGGCAGGCAAACAACGCCATCACGCAATTCTCACAGGACGAAGACAAGAAACAGAACGGCGGGTATTACATCACCCTGCCCGACATGTCGCTGCGGTCGACGGCAGATAAAACGACGCGTCACCTGTCCGGGATCACCTTCGGGTGCTGGTATACGGACGGCATTCACACGGTGGAAATAAGCGGCGTGATTCTGTAGTTGACTTGTTCCACGTGAAACCTTTGCCAAGAAACCTTAACAGGAGATAAATCATGGGAGCAACAAAGACTTTTGACCCGAAACGCTGGGGACTCATCGTCGCCGGTGTTCCCGTGGTCGGCCTTGCGTCTGACAACATGATCGACGCGAAACGGTCAGAGGACTCGTACACGAAATACGTCGGCGTCCTCGGTGAAGTTACGCGGTCGCGGCAGTACAACAAGAGCGGGGAGATCACCTTCCGGCTCATGCAGTCCTCGCCGCTCAACGATGTTTTTTCGGGACTTCGGCAGCTCGACGAGCAATCGAACGCAGGCGTTGTGCCGGTCATGCTGAAAGATTTTAACAGCACGACCTCCATCACCTGCTCCGAAGCCTGGATTCGCAAGAATCCCGACTACGGTCTCGGTAAAGACATGAAGGAAGCCGAGTGGACGTTTGACTGCGCCGATCTCGACGAGTTCTTTGGCGGGTCGATAACTTGATCGCAAGCAGGGATAGGGTGGCCGCCCGATAAAGAAGTCTCCAGCTTCCTTCCCTTTTTAAAAAATCTGGAGTTTTATAATCCTGGAGGTTATATGGGTTCATTTGGTAGCGGAAGAAAAGAAATACGATTTGTCGTTAATGAAAAAGGTTGTCAATTAAATGTTAGCCACTGTAGAGATAAAAACGGCTACCCGAAAATTTATCGTAACGGCAAATACTATCGAATGTCGCACTGGACTTATGAACTTAGGTACGGCAAATCGTTTCCAGATGGGAAATTTGCCTGTCACCATTGCGACGAACCGGCTTGCCAATCATGGGAAAACGGGCATTTGTATGTCGGAACGGCTTTAGAAAATGCTCAAGAAATGGTAAGGCACGGGAGATGGAGAGGAAATGCTCCAAAAGGAGAAAACCACTTTCGATCCAAGCTCACCGATGAAAATGTGTTTGAGATCAGAACCGCATTGGGGACACTTAAGGAGATTGGCAAAAAGTTCGGAATAAGCGGTGTACAAGTATTAAGAATTAAACAACACAAATATTGGAAACATGTAGCATAGTTCTTCTTTATAATCAACCTAAAGAAACGGAGTATTTCTTAATGGCTGACCCCAAAACCAAAACAATCGACGGACACAGCGTCTACGTCATGCCGTTATTCGGCGAGACGGCGACGCTGGTGTTTTATCAGCTGCAGAAGTGTCTCGCGCCGGCATTCATCCAGGCGATAGGCGCGCTCAAAGGGATTTTCTCAGAACAGGGCAGCGAAAAATCAGGAATCAACATCGCACAATTCTTGAACGCCGAGGCAGACATTGATTTCGCCAGGCTGTCGGAAGCGGTCGACGCGATTCATGCAAAGATGAACGCACGCGAATGGCTTGATTTCCTGAAGCAGACGCTGTCGCAGACGACGGTCGACAACAAGCCGGTTGGCGAAACCCAGCATTATAACGACGTATTCTCCGGGAAAATGCTGCTGCTTTACAAGGTGCTGTGGTATACGCTGGAGATAAATTTTTCTGATTTTTTCGGCGTGGTCGGCTCTGGCGTTATGAGGACAGGCGCAACGACGAGTCCGACCGGATCAACGCAAAAGCAAGCGAACTGATCGCCTGCCTGGATGAAACGGTAAAGGCGAAGCTCCCATTCTGGCGACTGGTGACCGAGGGAATCGCAACCCGCAAAGAGCTCAATGAAAGTTACACGTTTATGGACATGATGGAAGCGAGCGCGGTTCTGGATATGAAAAGCGCGGTTGATGCCGCGATAGGTGAAATTACAATGCCGAAGATGCCGGAGAAATAATGACCATTCGTGAATTAATAACAAAGATCGGTTTCACAGTCGACGAGCGTGGCCTGGAAGTCTACGACAAGGCCATCGGTCGCGTATACGACAAGGCGGACGGTTTATATAAAAATCTGAACCGAGCCGCCGACGGCATTATGCACATCGGCCAGAAGATGTCCATGTATATCTCTGCACCCCTTGCCGCCCTGGCGACTGTCTCCGTCATGGCAAAGGTCAAGCTTGAGGACCTGCAGAACGAATGGGGCACGATGCTCAATTCTCAGGAAAAGGGAATCGTCTTCACTAAAGAAATGATGGATCTCGACGAAAAATCCCCCTACAACACCGAGCAGATTTCCGCATACGCCAAAGAGCTACATGGCATGGGTGTTCAAACCGATAAGATACTGCCGAAAATGAAGCTGTTTATGGATATCTCTGCAGGCAGCGGCCTTCCCCTTGAATTCCTCCTTCAGACGGTCCAGATGATCGACAATATCGGGTTTGCAACCGGTCGCCAGCTGCGCCGCCTTATCATGTCCGGGGCAATCGACAGAAAAGAACTCGGGAAAATGCTGGGCCTTGATCTTTCGAGTGGTGCTGGCATGAAGCGCATGATGGCGCTCGCTGACCGCGGCAAAGTCACCTCGGGTATGATTGAAAGCATATTCCAGCGCGAAGGCGGACCTGGCGGAAAATATTTCGGGAAAGCGGAAGAACGGTCGCACACCCTGAAAAAAGGATTCGATAACCTCTGGCACTCGATATTCATGCTGCGCGCGGGGATCGGCGACATGCTTACGAAATCAGTTGGGCTTTCGAACATCCTGCAAAAACTTGCTGATTGGGTGAATAAGCTCACCGACCGAATTAACAAATTGAGTCCCGGGTGGAAAACATTTCTTGTTGTCACCGGCGGCATTGCTTTTGCGATAGGTCCCGCGCTCATCGGCATTGGTAAGCTGCTTAATTTATTCATCGGTCTTAACTCAGCGATGCTTTTCCTCAGGGCAGCCGGGTTCGCGCAGGGTGCGGGCGGGATTCTCGGAATGTTTAAGGGGCTCGGCGCCGGACTCGGAAAAGTCCTTGTGACTGTGGGCCCGGTCATTGCGATGCTGACCATCGTATACTTCCTCATCCAAGACATTTACATGTACGTCAAATACGGGAAAGACGCCTCGCTTTTTGGCGACATGTCGAAGGTATGGGGAAAACCGTTCGACGACGCAATAAACAACATCGTCATGTTCTTTTTTGATGCCTGGCAGGCTGTGCGAGATTGGTGGGACGATCTGTGGGCGGACCCGTGGAAGACCATGCGCGACACGCTGCTCCCCGACTGGCTGAAAAGCTTTTTATTTCATCAGGACAAAAACGTGTTCGGCAAGGGAGCGACAAAAGAGTCGGATATGGCGCAGCAGTATCAAAACTGGCTCACGAGCATGGGCGGGACACCCGCGCAGCTTGCCGGAGCTCCTTCGTCCGCGCTTTCGGCAGGGAAACAGGTCACGCAGATAAATGTCAACGTGACAACGCCGGTGGTCGCTGGAGCATCCGAAGCAGACAAGACCGCGATAAGCACGCACGCAAAATCAGTCCATCACGAAGTTGCAAAGAAGATAATAGACTCAATTTACAACCAGTACAAATAATATGGTCGACATCCTTTTAGGCAGAAAAAAAGATCCCCCCTCTATAAAAGAGACAGGCAGCAGCGCAGTCCTTCTGCAGCTGGATGCCTGTCTCAGCCAATCGCATAAGTACCAGAACAAGGTGACATCGTATCCTGTCGAAACCGGACTCGACATCGCCGACCACATCAGGCAGGAACCTGAGCAAATCACCATCGAAGGAATTGTTACAAATTCCCCGGTGTCGTTTTTCCCGCTGCTCACTGATTTTAAAACAGTCGTGAATGGCGGGAAAGACAGGGTGATGACGGCATACGAAACGCTGCTGCTTGTCGCCGGTAGGAAACTCGTAAAGGTTCCCGATTTGAAGGGCGAGAAGATCAATACTACCATAGAGACAAAACCGAAATTAATTGATATTTCGGCAAATTTGCGAGTGTTTAACGACATGGTGATCGAGGACCTTGACTTCGATTTCGACAATAAAACCGGTGATTCGTTACCATTCAAGGCGACGGCGAAGCGGATTCGCAAGGCGACGACACAGCAGTCGACAATCAATTACACAAGCGGCAGCCTGTATGGATCTGGCGGGACCCCGGACCAGACCGATACGGCCGACAAGGGCCAGCAGCAAACGAAGCCCGAACAGCACATGTCCGGTTTGAAGGCGCTCTCGAGCGGCGAAGGAATGACAGGACTATTAAGCCACGCATTCGATTGGTAAAGTATGCCGGTAATAATACCTCTTTTTGAAAACGCGAACTTCTCTGAAGCGGTCACGCTTGACAACGTTAATTATATACTGTCGTTCAAATGGAATACTCGTGGTGAATTCTGGACAATGGACATTTATGACGGTAACGGCGAGATCATCGCGTATGGGTTTAAACTGGTGATCTGGTATCCGTTGACCGTGCAGCACAACAACGTTAATCTCCCTGCAGGGACCTTTGTCCTTGTCGATCCGAGTGCCGCGACGCAGTACGATGAAACTGGTCGAAACGATTTTGTTTCCGGACGCAAACTCGAACTTCTCTATGTGAGCGCGCTGTGAACCAGAACTATTTCAACAGAATTTACTCTCTGGAAATCGGGTACCCCTTGCGACCTGACCAGGCTAAAAAGATATCTGGTCTGCGGCTTACGTTCGATATCACAAAAACGGAAACGCCGGAGAGCAACGCCGCAACCATCACGATAAACAATCTTTCCGACGCGACCAGGTCTTTCATTAAAGAGCGTTCTTCTTTGGACTCCAGCGATGGAATGACAGTGACGCTGCGGGCTAGCTATGAGGAGCTCGAGGGGAGAGACGAGCTGCCGATTCTCTTCACCGGCGATATCATGGGTGTTTCGCATGACGTGACGAAACCGGAAATCGTAACGCGCCTGCTCTGTCACGATGGCCTTGTCTCCATAAAGAAATCAAAGTTCGGAAAATCGTACAAGGCAGGCGTTCACGTTTTCCAGATAATAAACGACATTGTGTCGTCGCTCGGGATTCCGCTGCAGGCGAAAGTCGAATCGCTCGGTATCACCGATTACATTTACAACCACGGATATACTTTCAGCGGGAAAACATCGGATGCGCTGAGTCGGGTTTGCAATGGGTACGGTCTTCGCTGGTCGTGCCAGAACAACACGATCAAACTTTACCGCGCATGGAATACGGATGGGACACCAGGGCATGACAACAAAGCATCGGCAAAAGGCGTCATTATCGGAAGCCCGCGGCGAATCGCAAAAACGATGTCCGGAGTTGAGACGACCGATTTCCGGGGCTGGGAGTTCGATGCGCTGCTTCTTCCGCAGGCCGAACCAGGCGGGACCGTGCAGATAAGCTCCACGCAGATCCCCGGGTCGCCGGTAAAGCTGCAGGTCGCCGAAGTGCATCATGCCGGAGACACGCATGGCGACGACTGGAAATCGACGATCAAGGCAAGGGAAACAGGAAAATGAACGGTATCAATGAACGTGACGTAGGGCAGGCGATAAACGCGCTCATCCTGAATGTGCTCTCCCGCGAGATGCACACGGCGATGCCCGGGCGCGTTGAGTCTGTTCAGGGGTCGAACCCCCGCACCGTCAATGTGAAGCCGCTCTTGAAATATGCAACGGTGGACGGGAAACAAACTGAATTCGACATTATCAACGGCGTGATGCTGTTGACGTATGGATCGACAATATCATCGGTGACCATGCCCGTGCAAAAGGGTGACCTGGTCCTTTTAATTTTCTGCGAACGGTCTACCGAGAAATGGGCCCGCGCAACCGGAGTGTCCGATTCCGAGCTCGGCCGCCAGTTTGATTTATCCGACGCGTTTGCTATTCCGTTCAACTTCGCGGCGCTCGAGAGCGGATACAACAACGAAGACATGATCGTAAAGCACCAAAACTCAAAGATCACCATGAAGCATGGACTCACCGGCGACACGGTTGAAATAGCGAATTCAACCTCGCCTACTGGCGCAAAGGCCACGCTGCTGCCGTCCGGAAACGTTGCAATCGAAACGGCGCCGCTCGGCCTCATTACCTTGAACGGAAAAGCGATTGCTGATGGCGGTACGCTGACGCCGCTCGATGGCGTGGTGACCGGCATGTGTTCGTGTTCCATCACCGGGGCCCCGCATCCTGTCGTCTCTCTTACGGTGCTTGCAAAAGGATTGGTACCATGATCGACGAAGCACTTGATGTCACAACGCACGATATGGCGTATGCAAATAACGACGGATCTGTTGTCTCCGATCGTTCGCAGGTTGCCCAGAACATTGAAATCAGGCTCAGGCTTATTTACGGCGAATGGTTTCTCAATACACAGATCGGGGTCCCGTGGTTTGAAAAGGTTTTTGTGAAAAATCCCGACCTGTCGGCCGTCGACATCATCATCAAGTCTACCATTTCCGAAACGCCGGAAGTGGCGGGGATCGTGGCTTATTCGTCCAGTGTTGATGGTGAAAAAAGGAAATTAATCGTTTCGTTTGTGGCGTCCACGGAATATGGTACCGTATCGTTTTCAAACATGGAGCTATAATTATGCCATTTGGAATAACCGAAACCGGTTTTAATAAAATGACGCTGGCCGATATCAAGGCTGCATTTGGCGCAGCTTATTCTGCCGCTTATGGAAACCCGAACCTAGCGGACGACAGCATCATCGGGATTCGTATCGGAATCATGTCAAAGCAGATTGCTGACGTTTGGGAGGCCATGGAGGCCGTGTATAACGCTCCTTTCCCGGCAAAGGGTGATGATTCCAGCTTCCCCGACGTTATGGACCTGGTAGGCCTGCAAATGCTTCCTGCTGCCAAAACAGTGGTTACCTGCCAGCTCACCGGCGACGAGGGTACCGTTATACCCGCAGGATCGCTTATAACGAGCGCTGCGGGCGATATCTTTGAGCTGACTGCCGAGG